CAGCGGAAGAGGAATACAGATACGATTATGCTAAACGCAAGACACTTGTAAACACAAAGCGTGCAGCGGAAATTTCAAAGAGTCTGCTTAATGTTCGTGACATACTCGCAGATTATACGACGGAACAGGACGAAGAGAACGCTCTCGGCATTATCGAAATCCCGATGCAGGAAGTCATGCGACCGCCCGAAGATGACGAGCAGGACGGTGAAAGCGTTGAGTAAGAAAGTCATATGGACTCCTCAACCGAAGCAGAAAATTGCGTTGAGCCGTGGCGAAGATGAGATGTTATACGGCGGTGCGGCAGGCGGAGGCAAGACCGACTATCTTGTGGTTGAGGCGGCAAGGCAGGTGAATATCCCAGAATACAGAGGGCTTATATTGCGTAGGGCTGTGCCTGACCTCGCACGAATTATTGACCAAACAAGGGCAATTTATCCGTCAATAGATAGGGGGGCAAGGTATAATGCCACAACAAGAGTGTGGACCTTTTCAAGCGACGCACAAATTAAGCTCGGCTCTTTATTTCGCACGAATGAAAAATATAAGTACCAAGGTCAACAGTACGATTTTATCGGCTTTGACGAATTAACGCAGTTTACATTTGACGAATACAGTTATCTAAAATCCCGAAATCGTGGCAACTGCAAGGCAACGAAGGTGTATATGCGGTCAACCGCTAACCCCGGCGGTGTTGGCCACGGCTGGGTTAAGCAGTATTTTGTAACTGCCGGAACTCCGGGCGAAACTATATGGCTCAGTGACAAAGTAATTATGCCTGACGGCACGACCAAAAACTATTGGACCAGTAAAGTCTTTATCACGGCAAGCGTGTTTGACAACAATGCTTTGATGAATAACGACCCCGATTATGTCAAGCGACTAGCACAGTTGCCCGAGGCGGAGCGGAATGCCTTGCTCTACGGCTCGTGGGATAGTTTTGAGGGACAGGTGTTTACTGAGTGGATTGACAACCGAGAGCATTACAAGGACAGACGGTGGACTCATGTTATTGAACCGTTCAAAATTCCGCAAAGTTGGAGAATTATCCGTTCATACGACTGGGGATATACAAGACCGTTTTCAGTCGGTTGGACTGCCGTTGACCAAGACGGCAGATTTTACCGAATAAGAGAACTGTACGGCTGCAAGAAGAATCAGCCGAACACAGGTGTACGCTGGCCGATTGAAAAGGTGGCACAGGAAATCCTTGCAATTGAAAATAATGACCCTCAGATTAAGGGCAGACAGATTTATGGTGTTGCTGATCCGGCTATCTTTGCAGAACAAGGCAGCGGAAAAAGTCAAGCCGCAACGCATGCACAGTTGGGTGTGTTTTGGAACAAGGGCGACAATGCGAGAATTGCCGGAAAAATGCAGTTTCATTCACGGCTCGCGTTTGATGAGGAAGGCTATCCGATGTTTCAGTGTTTCAACACTTGCACTAACTTCATCAGAACAATTCCGAACCTTGTTTACTCGCAGATAGACACCGAAGATATTGACACCGAGGGCGAAGATCATATTTATGACGAAAGCCGTTACGGGATGATGACTTCAATTATTACACCGAAAGAAGTTGTGCTCCGTAATGCAAGGGCATTTGACCCATTGAATATATGTCAGACACGATACTACAGATAGGAGATAAAACCAAAATGAGCAAAGTTAAACGAGATGAAAACGGAATGATTATGCCGGTTAAAAGCACATATCCAGCTCTGACTTCTGACAAATCAAAGTTGAGCAATGTTTACGGTACAAGCGATAAGACTGATGAAGAGCCGAAATCAGCCGAACAGGCAGAAAAAGAGAACGAGAGCAGCGGCAAGCCGATTGGACTTGACGAAATACACGAGGCTATGCAGACTTTCCGCAAATATCAGAACAGCAAAAAAATGTATGATGAAAGATTTAAGCAGGCATTTAAAGAATATAATCTGCTTTACACAGAGGCAACAGCACCGCAGATTAAAACTGACGATAAAGGCAGGCCTCGAAAGGTGCTTGTACCGCACCGCAAAGGCGCACAGGCACTCAATGTGATTATGAACAAGCACGCTGACGCTATGGATAACTACCCCGAAATCATTTGTTTACCGAGAGCACAGGACGATGAACAGGCGGCAAAAACACTCAACAGCGTTATTCCGTGCATACATAAACGAAACGGATTTATAAGGACCTACTCTGATGAACAGCTTGATAAGTTCGTAGGCGGTTGCGGTTGTTACGCAGTATTGTGGGACAAGACCGCAGAAAACGGACTGGGTGATATTGCTATCAGCCGTGTTGACATTCTCAATCTCTTTTGGGAGCCTCATATTGAAAACATACAGGACAGCGCCAATGTATTCTTTGCTCGCTATTATGACGAGGAAGGAATCAGAAAGGTATATCCTGAACTTGAAAGCGTTTCGACTGCCTCTCTCGGACTTGTGGAACACGAAACCTACGACAACAGTAATAAGTCGAATGATAAAGTAATCCTGCTTGACTGGTATTACAAGAAGAACGGCGAACTGCACCTCTGTAAGTTTGTTGGTGAACACATTCTCTACTCATCTGAAAATGAGGGTAAGCCGATTTACAACCACGGAAAATATCCGTTTGTACTTGAACCGATGTTCAGGCTGCGAGATACTCCCGTGGGTTTCGGCTTTATGGATGTAGTCAGAGCACCACAGAATCAGCTTGACGAACTTAAACACGATATGCTTGTGAATATCAAAGTCAATTCACAGCCGAGAATTTACTCAAATACAGCTGTCGGAGTGAACAATGACGATATGACCGACCTTGACAAGACTGTAATTGAGGTCAACGGACAGTTGCAGGGTAACATTGCTCCCGTCGAATCAAAGGAGCTTGCCTCAGGTGCATGGAGCTTGTACGACAGATTGTCGAATGAAATCAAAGAAACTTCTGCTACGAATGACGCAAGTAATGGAGCGAGTGCGGCAGGTGTTACAAGCGGTTCGGCAATTGCGGCATTGCAGGAAGCAGGCGGAAAGGTAAGCCGTGACTCAAACAAGCTGGCACAGGAAGCAATGACGGAGCTTGCACAACTTGAAATTGAACTGATGAGGCAGTTTTATAATCTGCCGAGAATTTTTAGAATTACAGGCGAAAACAATCAGACAACCTATGAGGAGTTTGACAATACAGACCTTCGGAAACAGCCGTTGACATATACGGACACAGACGGTCAGACGGTAAACTATACCGACGAGGACGGCAACATACTTGAACGACTGCCAATATTTGATATTGACGTGAAGGCGCAAAAGGCAAGTCCGTTTGCGACTGCCGCACAGAACGAAATGATGATGAATCTGTTTCAAATGGGTGCGTTCAATCCGCAGGCGGCAGACGCTACGCTTGTAATGCTTGACGGCATGACCTTTGAGGGCAAAGAAAAACTGATTGAAAAAATCAAGCAGAATCAGACCTTGTCGCAGGCGGTGCAGGAGCTTTCAAATAAAGTGCAGATGCTGGAAGCAATGAACGCAAGCAGAACAGCGGCAGATGTGCAGAATGCTATGCCGAGCGAAAACGCACAGAACGCACAGCAGACACCGCCACAGACAGAAAGCAGGGCGGCAATGTGATTGAAATAACATTGATTGACAGCGGAAATCTGATATATTTTGAAAGCAAAGGACACGGCTCACATGATGTGTGTGTTGCCGTGAGTGCTTTATGTTCTACATTTTTGCAGTACGTGCGTGAAATGCAGGACGAAAACAATGTGACGATAGTCAATGAAACCTATGAAAACGGTCACACGGAATCAGAGTTTTATATTGTCAGCTCAGATGCCGAAGTACGCAATGGCATAAAAGCACTATGGACGGGATTTGAACTTTATGCCAAAAATTTCCCCGATGAAATAGATTTAAACTATGATGACGGCAAACCGAAATAAAGTTTAAAATCAACAAGAGTTTTAACTTTTTTTGAAAAATTAAGGTTGATATAATTAAAATATAAGGTCGCAGTAGTGGGACTGCATTAAGGCCTGACACCTCGGAAAGACGAGAGAGAGACACCTCGGAAAGACGAGAGACGGAGGTTCTTATGAACGACAAATTTTTAAAGCTTATCGTAAATCTGCATGACGGCGACTCAGCAGGCGCAGCTGACGGCGGAGACGGAAACGGTGAGAACGGTGAAGCCACAAGCACCGACAACATAAGCCGTGAAACGAGAGAGAGAGCTGAGAGAATCGGCATAGGTGACGACCTTATCGACGATTACAATAAGGCTTTCGGCAACGGCAATCAGAATCAGAACAACGCAGAAGGCGAAAACAACAGCACAGACACAGACGGCGAAGAAAACTCAGAAGAAGAGTTTGAAAAGCTGATTAAGGGCAAGTACAAGAATGTGTATCAGAACAGGGTGCAGTCTTTGGTGAAGGACAGACTGTCAACCAAAGATAAGCAGATTTCGGACATGCAGAAAAGAGAAAGCACCGGCAATCAGATTTTTGCCCTTATTGCAAACAAGTACAATGTACAGCCCGATGACCTTGACGGTCTTCTCAAAGCCGTAACAGAGGATAAGGATTTGTTTGCAGAAAAGGCTCTTGCCGCCGGAGTAACGACAGAAGAGGCACGCAACGACTTTTTCAATCAGCAGAAAACAAATGCACAGGAAGAAGAACTCGAAACCCTCCGAAGAGAAAAAGCCGCAAGAGAACTTGATACGCATTTAAGGTCAATTGCAGCGGAAACAATGAAAGAATTTCCAAACTTCAACCTTGAAGAGGAATTTCAGAATCCGTCATTTCGCACAGCTCTTGACTTTATTGCTCAGCAGAAAAATGAACAGAACGAAAAGACAGGTCGTAATGATGAAATTTACGATTTGACTACTGCCTATAAAATGGCACATTTCAATGAACTTCAGAAAGACCTTGTAAAGCGTTCAAGCTCTGCCGCAATCAGTGCGGCGGCACAGTCAATTCAGAGTGGTGCAAGACGACCAACCGAAAATGCGGTCAAGAAAAGCGGTACAACCACGCAGAGAAAAAACGTGGACGAGATGTCTGACGCTGAATTTGAGGCCTTTTATGAGAAAGTAAGACGAGGCGAGGCACACCTCTAATGCCTTGCCGAAAAAAGGAAGGTACGACAATGAAAAGCAAGATTATTAAGCTTATTATCAACATTCACGATAATACGGTTGACGCAGGCGGTGTGAACAAGTCAAACGGCTATGTTTACAATGCTTACGGCAACACAACATCAACCTCGGGAAATGATTGGACTCCCGAAAAAGCTACATATTATCACAAAGTATTCCTCCGCAACCTGAAAGCGAAATGCGTTCACGGTCAGTTCGGCGAGCATGATGTAATCCCGAAACAGTCGGGTAACATCTACAACAAGAGAGGTCTTTCACCGTATCCGACAGTAACAACACCGTTGCAGGAAGGTGTTACTCCCGTTGGTAATCAGATGAGCTTCTATTATGTTGAGATTGCCGTGAATCAGTACGGCGCATATACACCTATCACAGACTGGGCAAGTTTCTGTAGCCGTGATGATGTTATGACCAAGGACAGTGAGGAGCTTGCTTCACAGGCAGGACGCTCAATTGAAGAGATTGACCGTGAGGCTCTTAATGCCGGTACAAGCGTAATCTATGCACCGGCTGTAGGCTCTGACGGTACGGTTACAGAGGTTGCAAGCCGTGCGGCAATTACAACAAACAGCAAGTTCAGAGTTGATACTGTTTTCAGAGCAACAAATTACCTTGATTGTCAGAACGCAGAACCTATCGGCGAAAACTATGTCGCTGTTGTTCACCCGAATGTCAAGTATGACGTTATCAGCGACAAGGATTTTATCAGCGTTGTAAAGTATGCTCACGCTGACAGAATCTTCAAAGGTGAAATCGGTACAATCGGTAATGTTAAGTTTGTACAGTCAAACTTTGCGAAAGTGTTCAAGGGCGCAGGCGCAAACAAAATTGATGTTTACTCAACTCTTGTGTTCGGTAAGGACGCATATGTTACCGTTGAGATTGAGGGCGAAGGCACTCAGACAATCGTTAAGGGCTTTGGTTCGGGCGGAACATCTGATCCTCTTAACCAGAGAGCTACACAGGGTTGGAAAACGACTCACGGTGTCGGCATTATCGGTCAGACAAGAATGGTTCGTATCGAATCAGCCTCATCTCTCAACACAGTAGCACAGACAGCTTCTCCGGCTGTAGCATAATCGGGAGGTATAACCTATGGCAACAACAAAGAAAGCCGCAGAGACGGCAGAAAATACAGAAGTATCGGCAGCGGAAACTACTGCCGATACCGTAACAATTGAAAAATCTCAGCTTGATAAGCTTCTTGGAATGTATGACGAGTTGCAGGAAATCAAGAAGAGTATGCCGATCGACCGCAAGGCGGAAAAAATCAAGCAGGACAAGGAACTTGCAAAGCTGATTGAAAAGGCAAACAAGGAAAGTGAAGAACTTGTTGAGTACATCGCTCCTACAGGTTCAATGAAGTCAAACAAGAATATTGAGGTCAATATCAACGGTGTGCAGTACACCGTGCCGAGAGGTGTTAAAACGAACATTCCCCGCAAGGTTGCGGAGATTATTGACAACTCAATTAAGCAGGCTGAATTTGCTCTGGGCGTGCAGGATAAGGCTGCCGAGATTGCCCAGCAGGCAATTGCCGAGGGCAGAATCTAATTCAATAACAAGGAATAAATTGTACTCCTTACACAAAATTCGCAGAAGGGCGGGGGCGGTAGCTTCCGCCTTTTTGCGTTTTTGCGTACACAGATATTAGAGAGGTGATTATATGACACTTGACAAGGTGATCGAAAGAGTGCAAAAACTTAAAAGCGGATATGATGTGTCCGATGAGGACATTATAAGTTATATTAATGAGGTAGAAATGGAAATTATCAGCAATGTAATAAGTAATCGTGAAGGTGATAATTGCATTGTTGGAACATACGGAAACTATCTGATTGATACGGACCGTGACTTTGAACTGCTTGCACCTGCGCCGTATGACAGAATGTACGAGGTTTATTGTGCGGCACAGATTGACAGGGACTACGAAGAGGCTGAAAGATATTCCGTTGATATGAGCGTATATAATCAGCTGAGGCAGGATTTTGGAGTGTTTTGGTTCAGAACGCACCCGCAAAAGAAACGATATAACTTTCACATTGGTTAAGAGGTGACAATATGCTACCCGAATTAAGAATACCGAGGAGAGACACAACGAGTATCAGTGTGTTCAGAGGATTAAACAGAAGTCCAAACACAGGATTTTCAAGAGTTTCAAGCTCATCAAGCAGTATTTACACAGAGTTCAAAGATTTAAAAAATATGACTTCTGATAAATACCCACAGCTTGCACCGAGAGTAAACCGTTCCCGAATTACTTCGGACGACAAAATCAAAATCATCTCAAATCTTTTGTCGGCTAACTCAGGTTTGATTTACATTGACTCCGACAAGAATCTGCATATCGGGGCAGAGGTTACAAAGATTGATAAGATTGATGCGGAAAAACAGCACCATATTGTTTTATACGGTAACAAGGTTGTAGTATTTCCCGAGAAATTCTCGGTCAATATAAGCAATAAAAAGGTGACTATGATTGATTGCCAAAACAAAGATTTGAGCACACGAGTAGAAACAAAGAGTAATCTACAACTTGATGCCTCGACATTTGATTATGCATATTTGTTATGTTCAATTACACGTTCATATTATGACGCAAGTGCGAACAAAAATTATCGACCGAGCATAACTTTATATACCAACAACGATTTAACAGACACCAAATATCAGTTGACAAGTAATAAAGACATGGTTGATATATTCAGCTTAAATGATATTAGGATAGGCACGGTAATTGAGAGTTATAACAACTTTTACTCTGTTATCGGAATTGAAAAGAAGGACAGTACATTTAAAAAGAATAGGCTTTTGAATTTCAAAAAGTTATCTCAAAAGTTTAATTATACGACAATAAGAGCCAAAAACATTGGATTGCATATTGAAGTTGGAGATTTTGTTAAAATCAGCGGATTAACTGACTCTCTTGTCAGCACAGATGCTGAAAGCTACGCCGATAAGACTTATGTAGAAAACCTTAACGGGAAAACTTTCAAGGTTTATTACGTTTCTAAAAATGAGCTTGTAATCAAGTGCGAATTGGAATCAAGCGTGCCGTACACAGGTACAGTCACAGTTGAAAGAATCTCTCCCAATTTTGATGAGGGAAAAATTGTTGAAATGCAAAACCGCTTGTGGTGTTGCTCCTCAGACAAAAACGAAATTTATTGTTGTAAACAAGGCGATGAGCGCAACTGGCAGGCATACAGTGACGGAATCAGTACAGACAGCTGGGCTATGACCTGCGGTAAAGAAGGAAAGTTTACAGGGATTGCAACACGAGGCGACAGCGTTATTTTCTTCAAAGAAAACTACGCATTAAAAATCTACGGAACAAAGCCGAGCAATTTTACCCTTGCAGAATACAATGTGCCGGGTGTCGCAATCGGAAGCGAAAAGAGCCTTGTCAACATTAACTCAACCTTATTTTATCTTGGCCATAACGGTGTATATGCTTATCAGAGCGGTAGCTTGCCGGCACTCATAAGCGAAGAATCTTTGTGGGGACATACTTATAAGAACGCAGTCGGCGGCAGACACGGAAATAAATACTACATATCTGCCGAAAGAGATGACGGAGAACAAGAGCTTCTTGTGTACGACACTGACAAAGGCTTGTGGCACAAGGAAGATAACGCAAAGATGATTGACTGCACAACATACAACGGTGTGCTGTATTGGCTTGATGAAACAAAAGAAAACATTATGTGTCCTGATAAAGCGGACAATCTTCTTGTTGACAATACGAAATATGAGTATCAACAGGAAGAGTGCTTTGAGTGGTCTGCTGAAACAGGCGACCTTTACGACGGCGAATTTAATGTGAAAAATATCGGAAAAATTCGAATCGGCATTAAAGCCGAAAAAGGAGCAAAGGTCAGCTTGTTTGTGCAGTATAAGGACAACGGCGAATGGCGAAAAGTATCGGAAATGCTGTACAGCGAGAAAAAGCCGAGAGTATTCGCCGTAGCTTTACGCAGAGCTGAATATCTGCGCCTTAAACTTGTAGGAACAGGACAGGTCGAAATATACGGAATTGACATTGAGCACAGTAGAGGAAGTGATAAGCGTGGCAACATTTAAACTTGATCCGCCCCCTTCAACAAATGACATGGGAGAAATGCGGAACTATCTAAACGATATGTACGAACAGCTGGCTTTCGTGCTCAGTAATATTGACAGCGACAATATAACAGATGATTTTCTATCCGCAATCGGACAGTCACAAAAAGGAAGTGAAAAATAATGGCTTATACATACAAGGTTTACGGCACAGGCGATGTTGACAATGCGGTTAATAACTATAACCGTGTTGCCTCATCAGCTCCGACATACGCTGACAGTTACGACACAAGACAGGCTCGTCAGCAGGCTGACAACTACGCTAATTCCTACACGGATAAAATCAATAAGGGATATACGAGCAAGTACAAGGGAGCGATTGACGAGCTTGCCAATCAGTACCAAAAGAATAAATTTGACTGGACTCCCGAAAATTCTTCTGAATATCAAAAGGCGAAAGAAAAATATACCCGTGAGGGTAAGGTTGCACAGGAAAATGTACAAGGAAGTTATGCAGCTAACACAGGCGGTTACAGTAACACTTATGCACAGGCGGCAGGACAAAAGGCATTCGGCGAGTATATGGACGAGCTTGCAAACAAGGTACCAACACTAAAAAATGAAGCCTACAAGAGTTATCAGCAACAGCAGGAAGATACACTAAACAGAATCGGCGTATTGCAGAACCTTGATAACACGCAATATCAGCGTTACAGGGACAGCGTAACGGATGATTACGACTTTATGACCTATTACGAAAACAAGTACGGCACAAGCAAAGGCCTTGATATGAGTAATTTTCAAAATGAACTGGCTAACTGGCAGACACAAATGTCAGCGGCACAGAGTAATCTTTCAGATATCAGAAGTCTTGCCGAGGCACAGTATGAACACAATACATTGAGTGCCGACACAAGGTCAAGCATTGACAGCCAGCGCAGACAGTCGGACGCTTATTACAATTATCTGAACAGTCAGGTAAAAATAAAGTGAGGTGAGAAAATTGAGTGTGAACAGTGAAGAAAAAATTTATAATGACCTGATGAATGAAGTACCAAGTCAGACGGTGAGCGGTGACACTAAGCAGAGTGCCGCCG